TTACCATTATAACCAACACCATTTAAAACGTCCGAAAGTAAATCAAAATCACAAGGAAAATTATGTGTCAATACTGAATAAGGAAATGCATGACCCGCACCAGCACCAATTTCTTGGAATGTATACTCTGCAACAGGATTTGCTTTAGTTAGACTATATAATGATCTAAATTTATGAGTACCAAAATTTTCATATGTCATATAATGTATGAACGATGGATCATTACCACCAGCTAGAGCAACATTGGCTTGCTGAGCTACAACTTGAAATGGTCTAATGTTTTCGGCAATATAGTCTCTGTTTGGATCCGAAGATTCAATATCTAATGATTTAGCTCCTGCGCATGATGATAAAACATCTCGGACTACAGTCGAAGGAGATGTACATTTCCATAATTTACTTACAAGAGTTGCTGCATTATCAAGGAGTGTTTGATCACATGCATGAATATAAAATTCTTCAACATTATTATTAATTAGTTTTCGATTATCCAATCTATATGTTGTTTGTCTCACTGACATATTAGGATCTATTTTAAATTTAGTAAGTAATGATTTTTCAATATCAATACTCATTTCTGTATTCTTAAGAAGATCAAAATTCTTAATAGGTATTTCATTTATATGACTATGAACCATAACAGAAGTTTGAAGCCCAGGAGTAAGTAAACTTTCTCCTAACATAATCTCTTGTACTGTTAATTGTTTAAGTAAATCGTCTGGTATACCTGAAAATCCAACATCAAATGTAGTTAGAATATCTGGGCTTTCGTCTAATCCTTCTGCCATTTAGATCAATCTTCTAATGTATGGTAATCTTTGATTAACTTTTGCTAGTGCATCAAATTCTCTGATAATTTGACTATAGTATTCGGGTTTTATTATTTTAATTGTTCTCTTTCTTTCATTAATATCATATTCATAATCATAACAAGAAATAGCATCTCTTTTAATTACTTCAGTAACTGTTTTATTGTTGACGTTATATGTATTTACTTCCTGTGTTTCTGCTAGTGTATTGTATGTGTCATAAGGAACAGTCATATTATTTATCGTAAATTTTTCATGATTGATAATAAATCTTGTCTCTGTCAATATTCCAGATGGCTCATCTTCACGCATAACAACTTTTTCATAATGATGTATACTTGTTTTAGCATTTGAAATTGAACCATATTTACTAATAATATATTTACCAAATTCTGTGTCACTTAATGGCCAATCATATTGTGCGTCTACGATTTGATTAGTCATCATAATTAACCAATGTGCTTCAGGATCACCATATACCTTTTCAGCTAAAATTTCTGGTGTATCTTCATCTTTAATTAAATAATCATAATAAAAAGAAATATTTTCCAAAACATTACGAATAACAGCAACTCTAAAGAACACATTAGTTGCTACTTGATATGTAGTAAATTGTTTGTTGTTTATATCGTAAAAGATGCTAGGTATTTTATCGAAATATTTTGCCATAATTAGAAGCCCTGGAGTACACGGAGTTTGTGAATGGGTTCTAGCTCTCTAAAGCCCATTGATAATCTTGCAGCAACTGGATGACCATTTTTAAATGTTGAATATAATCCAGTCGGAGCATAGTCAACTTCAATTCTTTCTAACACACAAGTATTGATACGGAGAATATTCATATTTTCAACACCTTTATGGAAGAATGTAATATCAAATTCAGCAGGAGGAATCCAAAATAGCCCACTTCCTATTAAAGGAACTTCACGATCTGAAAGTTCGGGCGCACCATGAAATCTTAATGTTTTAATAATAGTGTGCATACTTCTTGATTCTTGTTCATTTCTTGGTGCCATTAGAACTTCAATTGTAAACTGTCTAACGAGAGTATTTGCAAATAGAATTTCAACAGCAGGATTTATTGGAGATTGTGCAAGTTTTGCTGCACCACCAATAATATTTCCAGCTCCATCTGCAAGTTTTCTAGCATTGGAAGCAGCTGTTAATGCATCTGTTACACCTTTTAACCATGGACTTGCTACACCAAAAAGAGCTCCTACGGCCATTGAACCAATTTTACCAGCTAGAGCAGATAAAGAAATTTCTTCATACATATTATGTGTATTAAATACTAAGGGTGTTGGCATATGAAGTGCAATAGATTTACTAATTCGTCTTGTTCTTCTGGGTATTGCAAATGCTGAACGATTGCCATCTTGTCCTCCACCAACACCAGCCCCCCATCCAGGATTTAAATTACCAGGAAATCTCAATCTGTCTACTTTTGATAAATCATTTGCTAAAAATTCACCAAATCCTTGGATTTTTGTATATCGACCAGCCGCATCGACAGAATCATTTCTAATGGGCACATTGATATTGATAATCATATAATGAGCATTATCTTCTCTACCCAAATCATTAGGAAAGACTAAATAACTGAAATCATATTTACTTTGACCAAGATCGATAGGTTGTGAAGAAGGATTTGTTTGTGTTGATGTTTCAGTGGTTACTGCCATATTTGTTCCTAATTTAGTAATTCAAAAGATATTTATATGACATTTACAAAAACTTATAAAGGTTTTTTCAAGCCAAAATATCCGCAAAAATATAAAGGTAATGCGGGCAATATAATCTTTAGATCGTCTTGGGAAAGACAAGTTATGAAATGGCTAGATGAAAATGTCAATGTTTTAGAATGGTCATCCGAAGAACTTGCTATTCCTTATCTGTCTCCAGTGGACAATAGATACCATAGATACTATCCGGACTTTGTTGCTAAACTTAAGAAAGCTGATGATTCAATATCTACTCTTATTATTGAAGTAAAACCAGCAATGCAAACAAAAGAACCTAAACCATCTAAAAGAAAAACACAAAAGTATATTACTGAAGTTATGACTTGGGGTGTCAATCAAGCAAAATGGAAGTATGCACAAGAATATTGTGCTGATAGAGGATGGGAATTTAAAATATTAACAGAAGATAACATATTTGGTAAGAAAGCAAAATAAATAATAGCATGGCAAATGAACAACAAAAACAAAAAGAAGCTGTTGACTGGTGGTTAAATAGAGCCAGAAATGCTTCAGGTTATAGAAGAAATATTCTTGCAAATGCAGATAGGGCTAGAGCATCTACTGTGATTGGCAAGATGTTTTTCTTTGAGTATGATCCTAAACATAAAAATAAACTACCAATATATGATAGATTTCCTCTTGTCTTTCCTATTGAAAGATATTCAGATGGATTTTTAGGTCTTAATCTTCATTATCTTGATACTGGCACCAGACAAAGCATTTTAACATCACTTAAAGATTTTGCTTCCAATAAAAGAATGGATCAAACAACAAAATTAAGATTATCATATGATTTATTATCAAGAACTACTCTTCTTGGATCTATATCTCCATGTATCAAGAGATATTTAATGGGTCATGTTAGAAGTGATTTTATAGAAATTACTGCAAACGAATGGGATAAAGTAGCTCAATTGCCTGTACAAATATTCATAACAAGGAAATAATAAATGGCAATAATATATAATAATACACCAAAAAATTTGACGATGCTTGATTTTAAAGCTGTGTCTGAAAATTTTGGTGGATTAGCCAAAACGTGTAGATTTGCAGTTAGAATATTACCTCAAGGCAGTTTAATTCAAAATTATGCAGATTTTTGTAGAGATTTCACACATCTTTGTGAAATCGCAGAAATGCCAGGTAGAGGATTTATGAATGTTGATGTCAGATATTATGGACCAAATCAAAAATTACCATTTCAAACAACATATGAAGATATAAATCTTACATTTCTTTGTAGAACTGATTCTATAGAAAGACAATTCTTTGATGATTGGATGTATGAGATAAATCCCGTTAATAGTTTTGATTTTAGTTATCGTGATGATTATAAAGCACAAATTGATGTTTTTCAGTTTGCAGACTATTCGGATTTAGAAGATGATACTGCACCAATAGCAACATATGCAATGTCTATGTATAATGCTTATCCAATTCTTGTGAATCCACAACCTATGACTTGGGGTGATGCACAATTTCAAAGAGTTGTTGTCTCGTTTACATATACACATTGGTCAAGAAAAGGATATGATCGAGAACCAGGAGCATTTGATTTGATTAAAGATAAACCAGAATCACCATGGGGAAATCCAAATAGTAGATAAGGAAAATAAGGATGAAAAATGAGTAAATTATGGGAAGAAAAATTACCGAAAATTGATTTGCCAATATATGAAATTCAACTACCATCAAA